TATACTCTTTAGCAGTGAGACGTAGCCTAATATCCAAAGATCTCGGCAAGTCTAAATCGATAGCCATAAGCTCGGTCGTTTCTGCAAAGTGCAATACGCCGTCTTCCAAGTTTTCAAAAATAGCTTTTGAGCTTTCATTGAACAATCGGGTTTCCAGCTTGTCAAAACCGTCAATTACTGCATTGGTAAGGACGTCTTGAATGCCGTTACCACCATCAAAGTCATGTACAAATTGTGCAAGACCTTTTGGTACAGAATACGTACGAGTTTTCGATTCCATCACTAGGGTCCTTTATTCAAGAAGCCATAGTTTAACACCGTCTGGCTTCCACACAAGCTCAAGGACCAGAATGTCACTTAGTTCAAACCATTCAATGCCATCACTGAACTTGATGGCAACCACACCGCCGTCACGCACTAGTACTTTGCCCGTTGCCGGACCTTTATCTGTTTGCCTATCACTTTGAAATTCGACGAAATCGCCTTGTTCCATTGCGTCAGCTGATGCTAGTTCAGTTACTCGCATGTCATTCCCTTAAATTGTTGCGTCTTCAATACCAGCTACTCGAAGCTTGACGATATTGCCAATCTGAAAGTGTAAGTACTCCAACCCTTTCATAATGGCCAAGAACTTATTACGAGTCAAGGCTACTTGATTAATGAGCAGGGCAAGATCGAGTACATCAGGTTCAGCGTCTGAATACTTCTCAGCATCTCGACTGGTAAGTGTACGGTCATATTTTTCCATATACTTACGATAAGCTGCACCCTTTACCTTTCTCAATTGAATATTGAGAAATTCCAAGATGGCCTCAAGCTCTTGCAGTTGTGCAAAGCGATAGGCGGACCAGCCAGGGATCATCTTTGCAATCATTTCAATTCGGCCCTTAGTTTTGACTTCCTTCAGTGCATCTTCGTGCTCTAGCTCGTAGTGCAAAAGGCATTCAATTAAGGGTTCCAAATCGCTAGGGTCCGCAGTTATACGTCCATACCACCCGCTCATTTACCGTTTTCCTTTTAATTAAAGTCTAATTCGTCGTAACCATCATCGACTTCTTCTTCGTCGGCAACGTCTTGACCATATAACTCGTGGAACGCATTGCTAAGGTTGCGATCTTCATCAACAACATCAGCCAATTCCATGGGGTCTACCCCAAAATTTTCAAACTTGCTAAGGAAATCTTCCGCGACTGCATCGCGTTTACCAGCGGGAATAAAATCCCGCACGGCGTTCCATAGTTCGAGAGCAAGTTCAGCTTCGACTTCAAAACTCATTACTCAACATCCTCAACAATGGGGTCAACGATTGGCGCTTCATCAGCAGCCAATTTATTATTCCATTCAAGCATAATCTGCATCAGCAGTTCATCCGTAATTTGCTTACGGAAATACTTGTGTTCAGTACCATCAGTAGCGATGTACTTCAACTTGTTACCATCTTTATTCAAGACGCCCTTGCTTTCAAACAGTTCGATCAAGCCGCTAAACGGATCCATACCAGTATCGTAAGGAATCTTGATTTCCATTGTTTCGAAAGGCTTTGCATAACGGGACTTCATAACCTTGATCGCAGCACGAATACCGTTCACTTCTGAAGTCTTATTACCATCAGCATCTTCTTTCAGCTTGCGGCGTTGCATTGCCACTACGATAGAAGCCGCATATACAACACCTTGACCGCCTGAGATCTTGTCATCAGGATCAAACATGTCTTGTGATGCATATGAGTGATTGGTTGTTACCATACCAACGTCATATTCACCAAACATGTTAGTCACGTTTGTAACCAATGCTTTCAATGCCTTTGGCTTACGACCCATGTCACCCTTCAACTCGCCACGTTCGAACTGGTCTACGTCAGTAGCAGTCATCAACATGCCCAGTGAGTCGATCACAAACATAACTTGTGGACGTTCTTCACGTGTAAGTGCGCCGTAGTTTGCCTTGTAATCCTTCATGAAGTCGCTGATGATCTTAGCAACGTCATCGATCATTGCTGCGCTAATACGCATGATCTTTGATTCTGATGTATCAACATCAAGTGCTTTCAACCATGCTTCATCAAGTGCATTTTCTGTGTCGATAAGGACAACGAAAATACCTTGCTTTTGTGCTTCACGCACAACGTTACCGGACACTACGAATGATTTACCGGAACCAGATTGACCTGCAAACATCGTTGACTTACCAAGAGGAATACCCTTGAAGAAGTCTGTGGAGATCAAATAATTCAGTGCGTAGTTACCAGTACTAATCCAAGTCTTTGGATCGTTAAAGCCAATACTAATTCCTTGAATAGAACTAGTAATAGACTTTCGGAATTTTGAGACGTCAATTGCTTTCATTTCTTATTGTTCTTCTTTGTCTTTGCCATAAACCTTTCTGATCTCGTATGAGAAAGGTTTCACCCCACTTACCAGTCATACCATCTCTGTTTTGTAAGTAGCGTGTATGTAAGATATAGTACCACCTTATTAGTGTCAAAATGCCACTAATGTATTTTACCAATTAGTATAAGGAAATTTTAGTGTGATAAACACACACACCATGACTGGTATATTAATTGATAATATGGGAGATACTAAGTGAAAAAGAACGGCAGTCTATGCCGTTCTTTTTCTGCTGACTAACTATTAGTTAGATGTACGAGCCTTGATACGTGCCAGAATGTCTTGTGCATTTGGCTTTGCTGCGCCTGATGCTGCTGGAGCTTCAGTACGTGCTGGTGGTGTGTATGAATCAACTTCGTCTTCTTCATGACGAGCTGCTGGTGCAGCTTGACGTGCTGGAGCTGCCGCTGCTGGAGCTGATGCACCACCCTTGTTGAACGCGCCTGAAGCACGGTATGTTGAACCATAGCTTGCTGTGTCGAATGGACGACCAGCCAAACTGTCTTCAAACATAGCGCGGATCATTTCGATACCATCACGATCTGGGCGGTTACCCAAGAATTCCTTCAGGTTCCACAGGCTATGTTGTTCGATAGCGCCGAGTTCGTCAGCGTTCAAACCACGCACCTTGAATGACCACTGGCTTGTGCCGTAGTTTGCGTAATCACCCTTCTTAGTCTTTGTCAACTTGAAGTCACGTCCACCGATGTAATCGGTTGGCAGATCTTCCATTTCTGGATTCATCAGTGAGTTCTTGATGATTTCATAGATGCTTGGGTTGATAATAAAACGACGAATTGGGTTTTCTGGCGTTGTTGGCTCTTCGAATGCTGAGTTAACAACAAAGCCTTGGAACAAGTAGCTGCGCTTCTTGTAGTAAACGCGTGCCAGGTCCTTCTTGCTCTCATCCTTCCACCATGGGCGGATAGCAGCAGTAATTGGGCACTGATCGCCAAACATGTCAACGCAAGGAACTTGAACTTCGCAAGGTTGATCATCACGGCCAGTTACACCTTGGAAAGGCAACTTGATAATCTGACGTTCTTGCCAGAAGAATGTGTTGTCTTGATCACCGTCGGGGAGGAAACGAATTACTGAGGATTGGCCTTCTGGAGTGTTCCAGAAAGGGAAACTAGCGTTATCGCCGGTTGTTGCACCAGCTTGGCGTTCTGAACTGCCTTTCGCTTGTTCGAGGAGCTTGGCTTGAATTTCTTGTAATGTTGCCATGATATATTGCCTTTTGTTATTATTATGTGTTTGTTGTTTTTGTTACTGCTTCGTGTAGTTTATATAATCTACGCTAACTGCGCAAAATAAAAGTTTTATTATTTTCTTTGCCTTTATTTCTTGCCGTTTTGTTAGTGTTCTTAGTTTAACTACTTTGCCTAGACCACGCAAAATATAAATTACTTTACGTAGACAATATCTATTTAGCTTCCGGTATCAAATTACCGACCAGCAGAAGAATGAAAAATGGCATATGGTCTATTTCTAAACCATATGCCATATTACGTGACTACCTATACTGCGTCAAAATTAAACTTTATTCATACCTGCAAGGGTACGCAAACGGCTAATATAACTTTGATCGTCTGGTTCACCGGATACTGGATCTACTTTCTTTTCCACTTCCGATGCCAAGCTGTTTGTCATATTACGTGGAATAACAATATCTTCTTCCATGTCATCTTCGTCTTCACCATGGAATGGTACAAGATGATCGATATATACATACCAACCACGATCATCTTCATCACCAACCCAGCAACGGCCACGTTCCATGTTAACTTGACTTGGAGTCCAAATACCTGGCTCTTCGTAACCTGTACCAGCCTTGAACTTCACTGGATTACCATTACCCAACCATGATTCCTTGTCTTCACCAGCCCAAGCATCACTTTCGTCTTCGGATTCAATAACATCTGAAGAGTCACCACCGTAGCCACCATCACCAGATACGTAACTTTCATCTGTTGAACTAACACTATTCATGAGTGCCACAATTTCTGGCAGATTAGAAAGGAATTCACCTACTGTCGTAGTTTCTTGATTATAGTGAAGCTTGTCAGCTGACGTAAAATTGTCAATCAATTCAGCTACTGGCTCACCAAATTGTTCAGCCACAGTATCAAGAATGCCACCATAGTTTGAATCTGAACGAATCTTAGCCAATGCTTGATCAAGTCCGGAGCGACGGAGAACACTTTCCATTTGGTCAAGTGACATAGGTTCACCGCCAATTGCTTCGTCCAAATCGTCATCACCATTACGTGACAAACGGTCTTCCAACTTGTGCAAACGTGCCTTAGT